CCTGTACCTATTGGCGGTGGAGAGTTCCATCACTCTTGGATTCAGTCATATGCTGAAGGTGGCATAAAGCCTAGCGAAATGAATGTATGCATACTGGTTGACCCTGCCGGTGGTGAGGAGCTGAATAAGAAGAAACGTAAGCTTTCCGACTGGACTGCCATGATGGTGGTTGGCTTGGCACCGGATAACAATTACTACTTGCTTGATGTGATACGTGACAGAATGAATCCAACAGACAGAATTAACATGCTATTCGTGTTGCATCGCAAGTGGAATGCTTTGTGTGGTAAGCCTCCAAAGGTTGGCTATGAGAAGTACGGCATGATGACTGACACACACTACATCACGCAGAAAAAGAAAGATGATGCTTATAACTTTCAATTAATCGAATTAGGTGGTAGTATGGGAAAAGAAGAGCGTATTCGCAGGCTCATTCCTGATATGCAAAACGGTAGGTGGTATTTCCCTGCTGGCTTAATTTATGTAGATGTTGAGGGGCGCAAGTTTGACCTTGTTCAAGAGATGTACAATTCAGAGATGGCAACCTTTCCAAGAGCAAGGCATGATGATATGCTAGACGCTCTAAGCAGGTTGTATGACATGGACATGGCTTTTCCTAGACCTAGATCAGGCATGGTTGCAAAAGCTATTAGAAAAGGGTATAATTCCAATACAAACAACTGGGAAGACTGGTAAATGAAAAAGTCAGAAGTAATCACCATATGTAAGAAGAACATTAAAACCTCCAAGCGAGGGCTTAGCAACCAATACAATAACACCCAATCAACGCAATCTTTCTACAATGGTAGTATGAATACCTACGAGGATAAGATTCAGTACACTGATGGTACTGGTAGCAAGAAGCGAGCTACTGTTAAGTTCCAGAAGATTCAACCTAACGTTGATGCGGTGTCTGGCTTCATGATGCAGAATAGAAGTGTTGCCAAGTACACAGCTAGAATGCGTGCTACGCCTGAACAGAGCCTATTCTCACGTAACATGAATGCTCTGTACTCCTACCACAGGGAGAACTCGTCAGCGGATCAGGTTGAAAGCGAGCAAGACACTGACATGCTTATCTGTGGTTATGGCGCTACAGAAACAGACTTGTCATATCTTGTAGGCAACTCAACCACATCGCCAAACGGTGAAATCCTTAAGATGCGTCTTGATCCATTGAAGGTGGGTTGGGATCCAAAGGCAAGTGGGAAGAACATCAAGGATGCAGGATGGGCTTATTACTTCTTTGACTATAAGCTTAGTGATGCACTTGACTTGTTTGATAATAGCAAGGAAGAAGACTTTGAAACTGTAGACCAAGACGAGACAGATGACATTGACAGAGGCTACACATATAACCCCTACGGAGGTGTATATGACAAGATCAAAGCTGATGACACGGTTGAATGGTCTAACAAAGAAGAAGAAATGGTTAGGGTTTATAACCACCAGTGGTTTACGTACGAGCGTTTCTACAAAGCTAAGAACCCATTGCATGATGTGACTAATGAGATGGACGCAAGGTTTATGCTTAACAGGCTTGAGCTTATCAAGTCAGAGATTAAGGACATGAGTCCAAAGAATATCGATGCCGGTGATATGTTTGACTTTGACCCAATGGCAGAGGAATTCACCTTTGATGAGGCTACAAAGCGTAAGCTTACAGAGGAATTCGGCAACCTAATCGATCCAATTCCATTTACACGTAAGGCTTACTACACTGCTATATTCTCTGGTGAGCACTTATTCGGGTGGTTCAGGTCTATATCGCAACAAGGCTTCTCTATTAAGTTTAAGACTGGCTCTTACAGTGCTGAATACAATATCTATATCGGCATGGTTAACTCCATGATGGAGCCACAGAAGTATTACAACAAAGCTATTACAGAGTTTATGTTTACTATTGCCTCGCTATCTAAAGGCGGGGTTCTTATTGAGCGTGATGCTGTAGAAGACATATCAGACTTTGAAGATAAGTACGCCAAGACCGATGGCGTGATTGTGGTTGAGCCTGGCGCAATAGCAGGTGGCAAGATACAGCCTAAACAGCAGGCTATGTTACCGAGTGGCTTAGATGCAGTGGTTGACATATCTGCATTGACCATTGCTGAGAACGGTGTAGATCCTGCATTCGTTGGTAATAGAGAAGGTCAGGAATCAGGAATATTATATAAACGCAGAATACGCCAAGTTATATCAAAGATGGCTAAATACTTTGATGCTGTGGTTCTGTATCAAAAGGATGACGCAAGACAGGCTGTAGACCTTATCCGTGTATGGATTGAGAACAACGCCGGTCAGTGGGTAAGGGTTACAGGAGAAGACGGAGCTGATGAGTTTAAGCAAATCAGTGAAGACATGCTAGCTGGTGAATATGATGTTACCACTCAGGAATCAGCACAAACACCAGAGGACAAGGAAGAAACGGCTAAGGTTCTAGGGCTTTATGGCGATAAGCTTATAATGACTGATCCTGCTTCTGCTAAGACGTTCTATGCTGAGTCAGTTGGCTTACTTCCGATTGATGGAGATATTAAAGAAAGACTTGTTGAGGCTCTGCAGCCTAAGGAACAAATGGTTCCTCTTGCTCAGGTTGAGGAGTTGCAACAGCAGATACAAGCATTGCAAAGTGAAGCAGCGCAAGCTAATCTAAGAAAGGTCAATTCTGATGCAGCTCTGAATGAAGCTAAGGCACAAACAGAGTCAGTTAATCAGGTTGAGACATTGGAGAGTACCAAGAATAAGGCGCTTGAAAATGATCTAATCATCACCGATCAATATGACAAGGTGAATGTAAGTATTTAACAAACCAAGGAGCTAGACTAATGGGATTACAAGACACTATTGACGAGACTAAAGCACTACTTGAAGAGATCGAAAACGCAAAGGATGAACCGGAAGCAGAAGTAGAACCACAAGAAGAGCAAGAAGCAGAGCCTGAAGTAGAAGCCGAGGCAGAAGCTGAAGAGCAACCTGAAGCAGAAGAAGAAACCGCAGAGGAAGAAGCTAAGGAAGAGCCTAAAGAAGAAGCTCCGAAAGAGCCAGACGCTAGTGTTTATGCAAAGATGCGCAGACTTGAGCGTGAAGCACAGGCAGCCAGAGAAAAGGCGGAAAAGCTTGAGGCTAAAATGGCAGAAGGTGCTGCCGGTATTGAAGATAGTAGTGAAGATGAAGTTCATTACACGCCAGAGATTCAAGAGCTAATCCGTGAAAGAAACATTGATAAGGCCGAAAAAGAGTTTATGGCACGTGAGATTGATTTTGCTAAATCTGCACCAGATTATGAAGGCATTTCTAACTCATACAAGAAAGCCCTGTATGACTCTGTCCGTATCCAGAACCCAAACAAGAACAGTGCTGAGCTTCTTGAGCAAACAAGAAACATCTTACTTGTTAAGGCGAGCACTTACTTAAACAAGGGATTAGACCCTATTCAAGAGCTATATGAAGAGGCTAGATCACTAGGCTTTAAAGCTGAGGCACCTAAAGAAGAGACGGCATCAGTAGAGAAAGAGATCAAGCCAGACCTCAAGAAGGTTTCTAAGAACAGATCAAAGAACGCTGGCATGGTTGGCGCTCAAGGGTCTGGCACTGGTGGTCAGGTTACAAGAGAGGCAGCAGCTTCAATGACCACTGCAGAGTTCATGGCATTACCTGCTTCTGAAAGGATGCGTCTAATAAATGGCGGATAACTTTATTTGTAACGGAACACGTAACTCTAAGTGGTATTTTGACGGTAATAACTATATCCGCAAGATGAAAACACGCAGAGGCGAGAAGACAAAGACATATACTAAAGAAGATATAAGTAATATTCCTGAGAGCACCACACCTGATGTGGTTGCTCTTAAGGAGCACTTGACAAACTTGGGCTAGAGTGTTAGCCTATAAAATATAGTATCGTCCGCTTTAAGGATAGGCTGTGATAAGTGCTTTAAACTTATTCGTGTGTACTACGTTACAGGCCTACTGCACAAAGTCTCGTCCACTTTACGGATAGGGTGTCATGAGCCATTAACTCGTTGTAATAGCAGTTGGAAATAATCATTTTTTTATCAACCTATTCACAAGGAACAGAATCATGGCATCAACTCAGATGACTTCTTCTGATGCGCTTACAAGAAAACTGTGGGCTACAGAAGATTGGGTGAACCCAGGGCAGAATGTTGCGTTTGGTCACTTATTCTCACGAGGTTCAGTATTTTATGTAGAAGATTTTCTAGGTAATAAAGCTCGTGGCGATGAAATCACTTACGATTACACTAACAAATTAACAGGTATTCCAATCGGCGAAGGTGGAACCCTAGACGGTAATGAAGAGGCTTTAGACCTTGGTAGCTACACAATGGCTATGAACGTTACTCGTATTGGTGTTCTTAACCCTAACGATGATACTATTGAGCAACAGCGTACACTTGTTGACTTCCCAAGCCGTACACGTAAGCTTATCCCACAGCGCCACATGGAGCTGATGGATGCGTCTTGTTTCAACCAGTTAGCTGGTTTTAACCCGACATCTTACACACAGAACGGTACAACTTGGTCTGGTTCTAACAAGCTATTTGTACAAGGTCATAATACTCCAGTAGATCCTTCTGCTGACCGTATTATCCGTGCAGGTGCTGTTGCTACAGATCAGGCTTTGACATCTTCTAACACAATGACGTTGGATCTTATTGACTATGCTCTTGAGAGCATTGCTAATTCTGACCAGCCAATCAAAGAGTTATCAGATGATACATTCGATCTATACTGTTCACCTGAACAGATTGTTGACTTGAAGCAAGATACTTCTGGTTCTATCCAGTGGTTCAACATTCAGTTAGCTAAGATTGAAGGTAGCAAAGACAACCAATTAGAGAAAAACATGTTTATGGGCATGCAAGCTCTAGGTACTTACGCAAACGTAAATATCTATCAAGCAGCTCGTGTGGCTTACGGACAACGTTCTGACACTAGTGCAGTTATTACAACTGTTCGCCGTGCCGTGCTTTGTGGTAAGGATGCATTATCATTTGCTTCTCCATTCGGTGGTCGCCCATCTGATAGTGATGTTCCATTGAAGTACTTCAGTCAGTTAAAAGACTATGAATACTTCAAAGGTCTTGAAGGTCGTATGATTTACGGTCTTAAGAAAACTAAAGCATCTAACTCTGACGAGATTGGTGTGTTTGTTATTTCAACTTACGCAGCGGCTCATAGCTAATATAAAGGAGAATGTAAAATGACTACACCTACAGTAGTACCAGAAGGTTACCAGAACGACTACACTGATTACCTAAAGGTTAAAGCAGACAGAAGCGGAGCAGTTCGCTTGGCTTCTGGTGATGTGACTGTACCTGACTCAACAGCGGAAGGGGCTTTCATTGGCTA